CTGTTTGCACGTTGATGGTCTCTCCCAGATTGAATTTGAACGGGGTCGTGAATGCTGTGAGTTCCCACACATGACGAACACCTGCCGCCAGGTCTTTACGCCTGTTCGCTTCTGCCTGGCAATCGCTCTCACTTACCAGGGCGCTGGGCACAGTGATAGCCTCCGCCTCAGGGAACTGCGTTGTAATGTTGGCGTTTTCTACATATATATAGCTGTACTCTTTTTCATAGCGTGTAGCTATTGTTGGAGTTAACTCTCGCACGCTGCCCGCCAGACCATCGGCTTGCGGGGTGAAATTGCGCTGATAGCCCAGCTTAATAGATTTCAGTGGTTCAATACGCCGGGCCACTTTCAACGTGCCATCTTCATAATCATCCTGGCTCAGTGTGTGAGCCACAGTGCCGACTCCGGTATAGCGAATAAGGCGGAACTTATTTTTACGGTTGTAAAACCAGGCTCCGCCCACACTTGAAACAACATCATCCAGAAGCTGCTTAACTGGCGTGTCCTGGGTGATGTACAACCCCATCAGATAATCAGGTAATACGGCAGTGTCAGTGGTAACAGCTAGGCCCAGGGTACTGAGTAGATAATTGATAGTTTGAGTGCCAGATTGCAACCAGGTACCAGAGTGTTTGTGGCCTTTTACGTCCGCCGTGATACGCCCTTTAACTGCGTTAGTTGTGGTAAATGTGCCATCGGTTAGATTTGCTGTGTACGGGATGGATAGGCCGTTTTCTCTTACCTGTGTAATAGCCTCTAAGGGGCCATTGTTTACCTGGTATTTTTTTGCATTCGCATCGATTAAAACCGGACTGATATTAAAGCACTGTCCCAGGGCAATGGGCTTAAACTCTCCCTTGGATGGGCCTGAGCTGTAGGTTTCTGTCAAAAGCGGCTTATCAAATACGCTGGCTCTGTCTCTGAATGTCAGCTTTGCGGTGCTGTCATCCACTTGCTGTAAACCGCCACAGATTGCATGTTCAACCAGCGTTCCGAACTGAGACAACGACCAATCTGGTGCACCTGCCTTGATGGTGACGGCCTGACCCGCGAAATTTGCAGTAGTTAAAAGTTCTTTAATTTCATCATCCAAGAATAGTTCAATAGCACCGGCCCCGGAGATACTAAAGCCCACAAATGCCTCGCTCATGTCTCTGGTGAAATCCCCCATAGCAATAATGGTATCTGGGTACGGGGTTAATGCAGGGCTATCGCTTGATTTGCTGCGGTACGGCATATTGGCCCGGCGTAAAGTTTTTGTCTCGCCAGCCTCCAGGTATCTAGCTTCGACTAGGAAACAGCGAAGGCCTGGCTCCGTGATCCATGAGTCAAACATCAGCCTATCCTCTTATCTTCGAACTGCAGCTGCGTATTCCGATCAAGCCTATTGCCTAAGTCCTTCACAGCTTTCAACAACTCTGGGTCTGACTGGTTCTGTTGTACCGGCTGATTTTCCGGACTGGGGATCACAGGCTCCGGCGCGGGTAAGTTAATCACTGGTGCAGGGACATTCACGACAGTCGGGGGCATATTACGAATAGCATCTGCTACGGCGTACACAGATTGCTCCACAGCACGGGTAGCATTCACATTTTGCTGAATAACATCGGTCTGATTGTCGTTGCTGATTTCCATACCGTTAAGCAGAGCATTAATTGCCTCAACTTCGGCATTCATGGCCGTTTCAATTTGTTGGCGCTGAACTTCTGCCGCTGCTAACAGCTCTTCTGTCGACGTAGTGTACGTTGCATTGAGTTTGGCCAACTCTTCGTCAAGCTGCCCTTGCGTATTACCCTGTAAACCAGTTAACAGCCCTTGTATTTCTAATAGCTCATCGATGGCTTTTTGCTGCAAGGCCAGGTTGTCATTTTGAAACGCTGCGACCTCAGCCGGGATACCTGGTTCATCGCCAATACCCTGACCAAAGGAAGAATACACACCTTGGATTTGATTAAATATGTCCTGGTATTCCGCAGAGCCGGTACTGTAATAGCCCTGGGCTATTTTTAGGTATTCATTACCCACCGAAGATACACGACTGGCGGCATCGGCATCGCCACCACGGGCCTGAGCCAACAACGTATAAAACTGGTTTTGCGCCTCAGAAAGCTTTTGCCCTTGCTTGAGGGGTGACAGGTCACCGAGGAGCAAACTATTAGCCGCCTGGCCCAGGGATACAGCAGCTTTTTTCAATGCATCATAATTTGCCAGGTCGGCTTCGTAGCGTTCACGCTGCTGGGTGGCCAGCACGTCATTAGCATCCATCTCAGCTTGATAGCGTGCCATTGTGGCACTGTATAGCTGTTCCAGGGTGCTGATTTGCTCTGCTGATGTTCCCTGACCAAGCTGGCCACGTAAACTACCAATCACACCGGATTGATAGCCAACTTCATCCCAGCCTGACATTGACCGGCGGATAGATAGAATACTGCCGTCGATATTGCCAGACAGCGCATTCATGGTATCGAACAACTGCTGGTACTGGCTATTCAGCTCACTCACCGCAGAGTCGTGCTGCTGAGTCAGATTGTTTAGCTCTCGCTCAGTATCGCGGTTGAGTGTTTCTAGCTGACGCTGATTTTCTGTATTGATATTTTCCAGTGCCTGCTGAATGGCATCTTGTCTGCGTCGACCATACAAGGTTTCAAGCAACGCAGTCTCTGCACCCAGCTCTTCAGCTTGAGTTATTTGCGCCTGGTACCACTCATCTAAATTTCGCAGAGCAATCTGCAACTGGCTCATATCCATTTCAGCCAAGGCGCGGCTGATATCAGTTTCAAACGCTAATCGCTGCTCTTGTAGTTTAGTCGCTTCATTTAATGCCGAGTTACTGTCCTCCAGAGCATCGTAAAACTGATCCGCTGCGCCAGATAGTTGCAGTAACATAGCAAACAGCCTCTGGCCTTCCTCGGTTGTTTTATCGATGCCAACAACCAGCTGTTTAAACTCTTCACGAGTCGCAGGCAGAGTTTGGCCCACACTGCCTAATGCCTCATTTAACGATTGCTGCAAATGGGCAAACTGCTCTTCTTCAGAGAAAAACTCTTTGAAAAATGTATTACTGGCATCGGTAAATTTATCCAGCCCACCTGACAGCTCAATAATGGCCTGGGCCACGTCTATTTGCATGGTGTTTGACAAGTCGCCTAAGCCTGCGCCCATACGTGCCAGGTGGTCATTAAATACCACTTGCTCCTGGGCAACACGCAATAACGTGTCGTAAGCACCTTCGCCGATTTGCTGATATTCGGTGATGCTGGGTACAAGATGCTTTGCAATGAGATCGGCTTGCTGGCTAAAGACAGCTTCGAGTTCTTGCTGAATTTCTTCCCCGGATAAGTCCTTAAACGAGATCTGTGGCAAGTTTATTTCAAAATTGGCAAGCGCATCTTCCAGGCTCATTTCAGTGGTCGTGGTGATAGACTGCCAATAACCACTTAATCTATCTCGAATATGCTCGGGAATATCTCCGGCATCATCAAACACAGCACCCATAACGGATTGGGTCACTTGTACCGTTTCAAAGCCTAATAGCTGTGCTGCTTCAATGACGGAATCGCCAATATGGCCAAAGATAGCGCCCATCTGCTGCTCGATGGCAACGTTCAAGTCACTGTATTCAATATCGGTGCTGGTCTTTTTACTTAAGCCCCAGAATTTCTTTTTCGTCGTTTCAATGGTGTTATAAAGCTGAGCCTGCACTGCTCCTGAGTCTAAGATATCGCCCAGAGTTTGGGACAAGAACGAGATACCCGAATCGAGTAATTCTTTCTTCGTCGAGCTGAACTTGCCAAAGATGAAATCGCCGATAGGATCCGGCAACAAACCACCAAATGAGCTGATAAATGACAAGGGCTTAGAGCCAGCAAAACCGCCATACGTCTTGCCCAGTTCGCCACCATAACTGCCGCCGTTAAAATCAAGTCCCTGGGTTAAGGTCACGGCGAGGCGAGAAATGCCTGAATTCAAACTATGCATCGAAGTGCGAATACCTTGAAGCTCTGCTAGTTGGTCAAGCTCAATATCCTCGAAGCGTTGCCAGGCATTACTGATGGATTCTGATTTCGCGCCGCTATCTCCAAACACCGAGCCTGTGCCTTGGGCTTTTTGCACATCAGCAGCTGACTGAATATTGCCACCAGAAGTAGAGCCGGAGAACACTCCAAGCCCGGCCATCAAAGCTGCCATGGCTGCAATACGGGCAAAGGCGGTGTAAGGGTCACCGGCCCCTTGGTTGGTAATGGCCGTTAACGCATTGGCTGCCGCTTTTTGCAGGGCCAATGCAATTTCAGCAGCGGCAAACACTTGCTCCATTCTATGCAGGGCTTCACGGCCTTTAGATTGTTCTGAGAACATCTGCGAGGCAGCACCGGCGATCGTGCTATAGCTTGATATATTGGCGGCGGTGCGCTTTTTAGCTAAGCCCAGCTCGGCTTTTTCCAGCTCTTTGTATTGCTTGGAGCTGGGCAGGTAATTGGCTTTTTCTTTGGCTAACTTAGCTTCCAGGGCAGCAATACTTTCAATTTTGGCGCTGTAATCGTTCATGGCATCGGCAATAGAGCCAAATGTATCAATGATGACCGAACCAGACCGTGACCAGGCATTACCAAATTCGTCAGCCGATTCAATAAGGCTCTCCAGATTCTGAGTCTGCTGGAAGTCGTAGATAGCTTCAGACAAATCCTGGACTTGCTGCTTTTGTTCGTCTGTAGCATCAGCATTGAGCTTGCGAAGGGCAGTCTGTACCGCTAACTCTTTGCCGGTGAACTTACTTAGCGCCAACTCCTGTTGCAACTGGGTGACGTAGTTTTTGTTTTGCTTTACGTTTTGTTTTAGCTGCTTTTCAGTATCACTTAATGCTTTTTTACCCGACACCTGGGCTTTGGTGAGCTGTGTCATAGCATGGGTATACGCTCCAAAGCTGATAACTCCGGTGTCCATTGCACGCTTGAGTAGTTCCGACTGAGCCTGGTAGTCAGCAAAGGCTTTTTGTCCTGGATATAAGGTAGCCATTAATTTATCCAGGGCTTTTTGTTGTTTGAATGTGCTACCCGTCATTTTGATGAACAGGCTATCTATACGCTGGGCCTTGAGAATGTATTCTCCCCAACCAATGTCACCTGCAGTTAATTGACTGTGTAGCTGCTGTAGCCTCTTATCATATGCCCCGAAGGTCTGTACGTTCTGCCAGGTCAGCGCATTTAAATTGTCTTCTGTATTGGCCAGGGCCGCATTGGCTTGCATCAAAGCACTACGTTTATTAATCAGCCCATTGACCAAGCTGTTTTGTTCATTAAGTGCCGCAGTTACTTGCTGTCTGCTTCCGGCATCCAGATACTGAGCGTTATTTAGCTGAGCCTGCAGCTGGGCTTGTTTCTGAGTAGCTGTATTGATCTGTTCGGCTAACCCCAAAATTTGCGCTGTATTCGCTGCCATGTCAGCCCTGACGGCTGCATTGTTGGTTGAGTCAAAGGCAGCAGTCAGGTTGTATAACTTGTCTGCCAGTATTTGGGTTGGTTCACTTGCTTGCTCGGCTGCAGACAAATATTCATAAATAGCTAAGCCCGCTAATGCTGCAAGACCGACTGGCCCACCGAGAAGAGATAAGCTTGCTTTTAGCCCCTTCGTTGCAACCGTCAAAGCTCGTGTTTTAAACGTAGTTTTATTGACTACTTGTCCAAACACATTCATCTGAGCCGCCCCACCCAAGGCAAACGTCCGAATGGCTACTCCGGCAGTCTTACTGGCAGTCGCAATAGCAAGAATACTGATCCCCATATTTTTGAGGATTATCACGGCAGCACCGAAGCTCACAATAGCCGCGAGGCCCGCAACCAGATTTTGCAACTGTGAGGCATTCATACTATCGAGGGTGTCAGCGGCGTCTTTGAGTAAAAGCGCAATATTGCCTGTTGTATTACTGACCTCATCAAGGCGGCTCAATGCACTAGACAGCGAGGTTCTGAAACTCTGCATGCCTCGCTGCATTGATATCTCTATACTATTAAACTGCTGGGCGACTTCATCAGCTTGCAAGATCAAGACATTAAACACATCTCGGCTCATTAGCTCACCCGCAAGCATCATTTGTCTTAACTCACCCTTCGTTTTATTCATCCCAATAGCAATGCGATTGGCCACTTCAGGTATGTTTTCAATAAGGGAATTAAATTCTTCGGCACGGACAACGCTTCCGCTCATGGCCTGGGCCAGCTGAGTCAGACCAAATTTCATATTTTCATTCGTGGCCCCGGAGATCACACCCAACTTTTGGACAGTATCGGTAAAATCCAGCATGTCAGCATTACTGGCTTGTAGCTCTTTACGCCCCTGCGATAAACGTTGAAATAAGGCAACAGTGGAGTCAAATGCAGCATTGTTTTGTTGGGTGACAGAATATAATTCACGGCTGACACTTAAATAATCGCCCGTTGCCGCCGTTGCTGTCTTAATTCGCTGTTGTAAGACATTGAAATCATCTGTGGCTGTCAGTGCTTTAGATGCACCCGCTAAACTGATGAACATACCCAGCATCAATGCAGCCTGAGCCATAAAGGCTTTTATAGATGAAGTAGTTCGCCTTACCTGTTGTTCGTGGGCTTTACTGGCATTGGTGGCAGCATGTGAGCCTTTGACATTTTTATCTAATTCTTTTTTTTGTGCTGCAAGCAATTGGTTTGATGAAGTATAAGCTCGCTGCTCTGCTTTGATTTGTCGCACTGTTTGCGCTTTAGCAGCATTTAATTTGAGCTGCACAATACTGAGACTGTTGGTGAGTGTAGCGGTTATTCTCAGCTCGTTATTGACATGCTTTAGGGCCGATACTGTTTTAGCTAATTGTGTTAACCAGGATTTAGTAGAGCGAGTTACACCAGCAATTTGTTTGGATACTTTGGGAATACCCAATTCTTTCATTATATTTTTTAGACTAAAGAACTCATTGTGTAACGCCTTAAGTGTTGATGATTTGGCCTTTTTTTGGGTTTTGTCTAGCTGGCCAGTAAATTCATTAACTTGTTTCGTTGCCCCGGTAACGGCCTTCTCAGTGTTTTTCAGGGACTGTCTTAGCTTTCTTTGTTCGCCATGGGCCTGTTCAGTTTTGGTGTTTGATTGTTGGATAGCATTGCCCATGCCATCCACCTTTTTACCTGTTTTTTGTGCAGCGGTACCAGATTGTTCAACATGTGTCGTTAGCTTTTTGGTGCCGTCTTCCAAATCACCCAGTTGGCGCTGTGTTTTTTCAGCACCATCCAAGTCAACTTGTAAGCCATACTCAATTTTCTTCGACATAACTATTGCTGATACCGCTTGTTAAGCTCTACAAGGGCGGCTTGCTCCATAATTTCCAGTTGTTCAAACAGGGTGATTTTTGCATCCTGGCAAAGAGTGAGCGCTTCGCGGTGATGGGCAAGCACACGCTCTACATGAATCCAGTCCAACGACACAGGTACCGACATCATGCCAAAGCCTGCTGGTTGATTAATGTATTGCCAGCGATGAATACAGCGTGCAAACACTTCAACAACAAGCCAATACTGTCGCCACACCCTGCATTCGGTTTGCTCTTGTGGTTCAGTAAACATGGCAATTACAGCGTCCGGTACCTGATTACCCTCCATGTGTTCAATAGTGTCATCCGTGACACTTGCCCTTTGCATAAGCAACTGGCGGGCGTAATGCCTTAGCTGCGTGTCTTGCGCTTTTTTCCACCTTGGCTCGCAAAGAAGGCTTTGGTCACAGCAGAAGCGATATAGATGTGATTAAACAGTTTCTGTTTATTTTCATTCGTGACTTCCATAATTCGCCCATCTGGGTTCCTAAAGGTTTTATCTCCATCCTGTGGCCAACCAGCAACAACTTCCCGTGCAAGGTTGTGAATTTCATCTTCTTCCTCTGCACGCTCTTCAAGCTCAGATAACTGTTCCATGCTTTTTGAGTAGAAAGTGATGCTCACCAGGTGAGGTACATCGGATCCGGGCTTATAAATAGTTACAGGCCACTCGTATTCCAGCTGTTCATTCTCGTCAAATACAAAACCATTTTGTTTGTTACTCATTGTCATACTCTCTTTTGAAGACTATAGATTGGGCCAACTATCTGGCCCGGTGGTTTACTTAAATCTAATCACTGTGCCAGTCGTGCTCAGATCAGGTATTGGGTTATGTGTCAGATTGGCCTTGCGTGGGGTTTCATCGGTAACTTCCATCCCCGTTAGCTGCTGATTAATATCCATTTCAACGATGCTGCCTGCCGTTTCACCTAATACCCACTGGATCAAGGATGTCTTACCTGATGTCACATCATTTTCAATATTCCAGGTGGCCAGCTTAGGCAAACGAATACTGCTGGAGCAGGTGGGGGCCATGTCAGTATGGGCAACCAGGTTCTGATTCACAGCGGGGATCCGTTCAGCTTTCATACCGCAGTCAAATTCAAGCTTATGCAGCACTGTGTCTTTGGTATCAATTTGGCATTGCTTCACGTTGTCTGGGTTAACCAACATGCTGCGCTTATATGCAGAGTAATCGACCCGAGCAAAGCTGGAAGTTGTGGGCTGTGTGTAAATACCAATCAGGGTAAATTGAGCCAACAAGCGCTCATCTTCTGTCATGATGATTTTACTGTTACCCCTACAGCCCAGCATTTGAATAACGCGGTCATCCAGGTGGGTTTCAAATTGAACACTGTCTTGATTTTGCAAATTATCCGTTAACACGTACTCAACTTGAGCCGGAGTGTCTTTGACGACTTGATCCCAACCGCACGCGGTTAAAAAGATGCCAAGAGCAGGCGGTGTTTTCACCACACCTGACGCGGCTAACTCAATATCAAAGGAGCATTCCGCCATGACATATTTTAGGTGTTGGAGGCTGTTACCCGTTGTGCCGGTTACAATATCTGAGTCGCCAAATTCAGCATTGATATGCTTAATATTAAAGTTACTGAGCATTACACCGTCTGTGGATGTGGTTGCCTGTGCTACGCCATAGGTGTCTTCTCGTATCGCTTTCACAGCCACCAGGTCTTTACTTATGATGCCACTATTTACAAGGGCCATAACTTACTCCTTACTCTCTTGTTTCTTACTTTTCTGCTCAAGCTCTTGCTCAGCCGCTTTTGCTGCAAGAAATGCTTTTTCAGTCCCATACGGGTTGTCTGATGTTGACTGCTCGGGATCCCGTACATATTTGGGGTTTTGTTTAGAGCCTGTTTGTTTAAAAACTGCCATCAGTGGGCCTCCAGATAATGAATAATTGAAAACTCTTGCTGCCAGAACACACAGCTGTTATTGCGGATAGGGAGCAATGCACCACTGCCCAGCTCTATCAGTCCCTCTATACCTGATACTGATTTACCTGCTAGCGCCTGAATGGCTTTGTGCACCAGAGCTGCAAAGTCTTTGTTTGAACCAGCCCCTTGTTTTTGCTGGCGCATACCAACCACCACAGCAAAGCGGTGGGTGTTTTTATATTCGGTAAAAGTACCGCTGCTGCTCTTATCCGAACGGGTATTAAGGGGCATCACAAATGCTTCGCTTTGATTGTTAATGCCTTTTTCAATTGCCTGGCGTACATCCAATACACCATGCACCTTGCGAAAGGTTTTACTGTGATTTAACAGGGTTTCAATAGCGGTTAAGTCAATCATGCCACCCACCCCAGCCATACTTGGTCAAGCAAGGCTTGTTGTGTTTGTTCTATCCCTAAAATAGGTCGGGCGGGCAATACAGTCGCATGATTACGTCCGGTTTCGCCGCCATAATGATGGATAGCGCCATACACTTCAGGCGTTCCCATCACAAACCCTGATGCGTCATGCTCATGAGTCCAGCCACTGCCCAGGATGTTATTTTTAACGAGTGTTTTTCTTCCTTCTAACCTGGCGCTTTCTGATTCCACCCAGGTTGACCCATCCGGCGCCTGACTGGTGTTGAAACGCTCAATCACATCACTTTCCAATGCCTGGGCCATTTCATCCATCAGGACTTCAATATTGGCTGGGCTAAGCAAGTCCCTGGCCTCTGCCAGAAAAGGCAGCAGCTCGTTATTGACCACATCGATACGAAAGTTAATACCACTCATCGCCCAAATGCTCCCCAGTTATACTGACTGGTGCTGTGAGCCACTGTCATTTTCACATCATTCGCGGGTGGTTCGGGGTCTTGCCCGCCGAGCTGAATTCTGCCCGCAGAGATGTCCTGTAGGGTTTTAATGGCATGCTTTCGATCCTCTGCAGTTTGCTCATCAGCAGCAAATATTAGGGAATATTTGACTAAGTAATACGCCACTTGCTCCAGAGGGCTTTGTTCTATCACCTCAGATGATAAGGGCAGCGAACGCCCGCCCAGGTACCCATTGATATGCTTTTCTGTCGCGTTGATATCGGTATTGATGTACCCCAACGCCCGCTGTGCCAGCGCTAACACATCAGCATCGGCAGCGGATGTATCCTGGCCCAAAATCAGTGCTTCCAACACATCCGAATCAACCACTTCGGGGAACCGGGCGCTGATGATAGCCGCCAGTTCTTCTTTGCCGAGCTTGGATAACAGATAACCAGGGGTCACGTACATTACTGTTCGCCTTCTTCGCTTTCAGCTTGAATGCTGTCCCATGCCTGATCACGCAATGCTGCAGACACTTTAAAACCAACAATTTCCGTCAGTGGTTTAACTTCAGGTTTATCGGTTTTCGTCCAGTGTGCTTCATTGCCTTTTTCTAACTGGCCGATTGCATAAATAACCTTTTGCAGCTGTAACGCTTCACCATCAGTGTTTTCCTCTGATGGCTCTGTGGTGGCTGCCGGCTGTTGGGGCTGTCCTTCAATCAAACGGATGGCACCCAGTTCCAGCAGTTGCGCTGTATTGTCGCCCTGGTACTCGTCACCTTCGTGTAACGTTTCGCCATTCTCTTTCACTGGCCAGTTACACACGTAAAATAGTTCACTCATGATTCTTCTCCAATAGAGTGGCCTCCCTGGCCAACTATCATCCTTGTTGCCTTACTTGGGTTTTATTCAAAGAGGGCGGCATCCGTGCTACACCCCATGGCTCGTTACTTAAACGGGGTTTGCACCAGGGCCATACAGTCTTTACTCAGTACGGTTTCTTTCACTGATTCACCCACACGGATTTCCCAGGCACCATATAATCCCGCATCAATTTGCTTACGGCCTGCAATTCGGCCATTACGGCCTATACCTTTGGCGTGCCAGCGAGCAGTCATGCCAAAGGTCACATCCTCATCCATGGACATACTGGCGGCAGCAGGGTTGATGTAGGCAAGAGAGAAAAAGTCATTTTTCCAGACGCCTTCGATTTGTGCAGGTAAGCCTTTTTCTGCATTATCGTGCAGCGCTTTACCCACAATGAGATTGTCCATACTGAAGTACTGGCGGAACCACTCAAGCGGCACCATACCATCTTCACCCAGAGTGCCATGAAAGGCTTTAACTACATCCGGTGCACGTCGCCACTTAGATAATGCAGTCTCACTCAGGATCATGGAGTTGGCGCGAAACAGCATAGACAGGCGCATGTCTTCGACAATTTCAATGGACTTCACGCCCGAATCACCGATTTGACTACCACTAGACAAGGTTTGTTTTTTCTCTGCATTAGCAGGGTTGGTGACAACTTTCTGCACCCGGTTTTCACGGTTCCTGAGTACAGTATTGGTCAGACGCATAATGCGTTTACCCAGAGGGTTCTTCCCATCCATTTCAGCGACTTGCTCATTGGTGTAGGTGTGCTTTAAACCTCGGTCAACTACCTTGTCAGTTTCCCTTGTTCCCGAGAATTCCACTTCATTGGGCTGGCCTTTTTCAGAAATTGTGTCATCTACGGTCTGCAAATCTTCCTTAAAACTGTGGATCAGATAACCAAATTTACGATTATTCACCCTGGCATAGGGCATGATTTGATCAGCAACAAATCCACTGGCACGGCCCATCACGCTCAATGAAATGGCAGTATCCTGCTCTGTGTACGGAAACGGTTCTTTTTCTTGATATGGCATGCTCTACTCCTAACCTTTGTAAATACCTGGGAAAACGTTGCAGCGTAGAACTGCATCAACATTGGTGCTGGTTTGCTTCATCACTCCGATGTAGTGCACCTCCTGGCCACTGGTCGCAGCCAGAGGGATGGCCCTGCCCACACTGTCGGTGGTGAACTTGTCACCAGCGTTAATAGCGGCACCGATTCGCACGAACTCTTCGCCGCATTCAGTCACGCTGACATGCTCACCAGGCATCGCGCCGCGCTGGCCTACCACCCCAAATCCTGGCTGGGTTTTATCTGTTGAGGTTTTCACCTGGTTATCGTCAGTGCCAAATTGCACAATGCGATAGCCATCAATTTCAGTCTCAGCCACATAGCCCTTGATTGACTTCATGCATCACCTCCCACATGTGCAATGGCATCAGCAATATCAATTTCTACACCACTGTCAGCCTGTTGTTTTTGATACTCCCGCGCCTGGCTCAATAAGTCCTGGGACTCTGTGCCACCGTCTTTTTTGACATTAGGCGCTTCGCCCAGGGGCGATTTCTGGCCAATGTTTTCCAGCAAGTTGGTGCAGAACTCAAACATGCCTGTCTTGATGGTTTCTTTCTTGTCACCATCACCACGGCTAAATTCAAACTGGCTAGCGTCAACGTCAGCTAGTGATTCCAGCCCTTTAACATGCGCCATAAACTCCGCCATACCAGCAGCAGCTGCAGGTGTCAGGTGGCCATCAGCTACGGCTTTATCCACCTTTATCTGGCAATCTTTTACGGTTTGACTGAACTCCAGAGCTGCAGCTTTTCCTTCTGCTGTGGCTTTGCTCTGGTTAGCTGCATCAAGCTCTTTGCTAAACTCCAGCTTTGCGGCAGCCACAGCATCGTCAACCGCCTTTTTAGTGGCAGCCTCAAGCTGCTCTTTCGTAATGGCCATAGATTCCTCCGGCTCAGTAGGTTTTGAAAATTCAGAAAGGGGATCGTCTTCGTCCTTGATTTCTTCGCGCACTGTCTGGCGCTGTAACCAGTCCACTTCCCAGCGGTCTACAACCTGGTCTGCGGCTTCTTGTCCGTGAGCTGAAAGGAACCAGTCACGCACGTTGCTCATAAACCTGGCAAGCGCGGTTGCGGTCTGCGTATCAAGGGAAAATTCAGGGGGTTGGGTGGCAACAGAGTACTCAAAAGCAACAGGAGCACTGTTTGCTGAGTACTGTACTTGCCCAACAGGGGCTAACTTATCCAATGCAGGCGCAGTGGCACCCAGCCATGCAACGTGGTTGATTTTCCAGCCCTGCGTTCTATCGGCTTCAAAGCCTAAGCTTCGGCGGCCATAGCTGCCAGTTACCACCGATTTGGCAAACTCGACATTGACGCGCTCACCATCTAATAACAGCTTGTTGTCGTCGGTCAGTTCAATGTTTTTGGCATAGCCGTAGGCAGGGGTTTCACCTTGCCCGGCGTTAGGGTGACGTATTAAAAATGGCACCGTGCCAGGCGTGAAGTTATCCACCATCTGCTGTAAGTCTTCACGGGTGAACTCGTAAGTTCTGCCATGCCTGTCTGTATGTGCGCCAGCATAAAAGCCTTCGAACATAGGCAAAGTAGTGACCGTGGCCAGTGCATCTTCTTGCACCTGACTAAAAGGTACCTGCTTAGGTGTTGATTGTGGGTTTCGTGTTTTCATGCAGCCATGATGCTGCATCGTGAGAAATGTTGAGACTGTAAAACATTTTACAATCGTTTTGATTAAGCCTCTTTTCCAAAATACCCCTGCTGCCTAACAAATTCAATCCCGAATTTTTAAGCCGCATGTGTTCTTGGTTCCCCTGTTTCGACAGGGGCTTTTTATCACCTCTACGTTTTGAGGCCATTATGAAGACAGTATGGTTATTAGAATTAATCACTTCCAAATCCCCCAGAAAATACTTTGTCTGCAGGCACCGGCAACGACCCGTGTTAACTGAATGGAAAGCACGGGCGCAGCATTTCCAATCTGAGCATCATGCTAACAGCCAACTGAGCTACAAAATGAAACATGAGGGCTATGTGGCAAGGCAGCATAGCATCAGATCATGAAGTTGGGCCGCTGTCCTACTTGCCATAGCAGCCTGCACCTCGATGCCATGGTGCAGGATGAGGCAGGCCGTGAACTGCTAGCCCATATGCTGCGCTTAGAGCCTGCTATTGCCGGTAGTATTACCGGGTATTTATCCCTGTTCCGGCCAGCAAAATCAGATCTGAGCTACAGCCGTACTTTGAAGCTGTTGAACGAAGTGCTGGCGCTGCATCCCATAGCGCCTGTATTAGCCCAAGCCCTGGACACAACCACAGATAACATCCAACAGCGCAGGCGTGAGCAGCAAAACAGCAAACCACTTAGCAACCACAACTACCTGAAAAAAGTACTGGCCGATATGCCAGCGGGAGCGATCCATGAAATCAATCAGCCAAATTCAACCACAGTTTCCACAACCACCTCAGCCCTCGCAGACACAGACTGGGCAATACCAGGAGGCTGAGCAGTACGCTTATGCGCTGTTAATTAATAAAGTCTTTGCACAGCTGAAAAATACGTTTGGTCGTAAATTTTCTAGTCGCTTTAAAACCGTTGAAGAAGTCAAAGAAACAAAGCGAACCTGGTTACTTGCTTTTAAAAAAGAACAGGTAACAGAGCAGCAAGCACAGCATGCACTAGGGCAATGCATAGAGCAGCGGCTGGAGTGGCCACCCGAGATCAACGAGTTTTTAATACTTTGTGACAGCTGTCAGTCTGATGGCTTACCTAACGAGCAGCAAGCCTTTGAGCAAATTATCCAGCGTCATGGCCGCGATAGGTTCAAGAAAAGCTTCGCCTGGTTACACCCCATCGTTAACTACATCGACCAGCGCATTGGCCAGTACGCCAATAAAGAGGCTGAATCATCCTTTTTAAAGCGGTTTAAAACCGAGTGGAAAGCCGCTTTAACGTTGCATAAATCAGGGGTATTACCACAACCCAGGAAGGCATTACCTCCGCCCGACTTACCCGCACCTATTGAGCAATTCAAACACATAGAGCCAGACCAGGACATTCTGGATCGCATGAACAACATCCGTGAAATTAAGGGGCAATCATGAGCATGTTTATCCCACTTCAGCCAGGTGTTGAAAGTGAATGTAAAATAGGGCTAGTGCTTGAATTATGTAGGTTCAATCAAAATACCCATAAGGCAATGGTTAAATACTTTGTGCATGGTTGGTCACTTGATCTGCTGGCATTTACATTTGGGATCAGAAAGCCAAATTTAGTAAGGAGTATTACTCGTATGAATGATGTATGTGCAATTGCATGGCGGCTCCATGAAGAATAATTTGTTATCACTTAACTGATAACTTAAAACTAACCACTATGGAAAAGGAATTATCATCTTGTTAGTATTTGCGCACAATTTATATGGGGTAACGGAAAATGAATTATAACAAGCAGGAGCTTAAGCTTTCCTACGATTTAACTTCTACCGAAGATCATACGATAGATGCTGCCGTGCTAGGCAACAGCTTAATACACATGGCCAAACTGGTAAAAGAAAGTGACAAGCTGCTTAATGGTGAGCATTCTGATGCCAAGGTAGAAGTCAAGGCTCATTCAGAAGGTTCATTTATTGTTGAAGCAGTTATATGGCTTCAGGAAGGTGGAATTGATGTATTAAAAGCCCTGGGTATGACACTTGCTGGAGCAACCGGAACAGCAGCCACATTTTTCTCTGCAGTTAAAGCCTTAAAAAACAGAACGATTAAACAGCGTATACGAAAAAACGACGGTAAATGGACATTAACTCTAGATGATGACACAGAGATGGAATGCCCTGACGATGTTGTTGAATTGCTGGATAATCACAGTGTCAGAAGTCATGCTGCTGAGTTGATCAACAAGCCAACTAAAAACAACGAGAGTGCTGCAGTTAAGTTTCAGGTTGGGAATGAAACAGTAGAAGTGATTGAACAGGACGAAGTAGAGTATTTTAAAGCCCCAGCTAAGAAAACAATGCAGTCTGAAACGACAAGAGAGCAAATAGTAAACGCTAGGTTTACGGTAATATCTCTAGAGAAAAAAACAGGTTGGAAAATTCGCTTACCTGATGATGAAGAAGTCACGGTTAAAATTGAAGCTGAAGCCTTCTGGGAAAGAATTAACCGTAGCGAAGCAGCATTTATTAAAGGGGAGCTATTTGAGATGAAACTTAAAACCATTACCAAGACTTTGGATGGCAAACCCAGTTATACTAGAAGTATTACTGATGTTATAAGACACCGTGTCGAAGAATCTAAGAAGCTGATATAACGTGGATGATAGCCAAAGAGTTTTACTAGAAGCTCTGATGTATATATTTTTAATACTAAGTACGCCTCTGATTTATAAGGTGGTGTATGCTATTGGCTATCTGTTTTTCAGCAAGCTTTTCCCTCCTAAGCATATAGAAATTACCGTAGAGCAAGACGGTAAAAGTATTACGACCACCCATGAAATCAAAGATGATGATGATCTAGTGCAAGCTATTCTCCAGGCGAGAAAAGGTAGGCTAAGCGTTGAGTAGTAAGGAGAACAAGAACAATTACACTGATAAGGTAGTGACTCTCAGCGAGAGTGCGTTTTCAGGGGCCATAATTGCAGCGCTCTTAAATTCAGGTTTGCCCAACAAAGAAATTTACGTAACTTTTGTTCCTTTTTTGATAGCTATCCTGCATTACTTATTTAAGTGGCTATTTGCCTACTTTGGTGTATCACCATTGAGTGAAATATCGGCTGAGGCCAGGTTCAAAAGAAAGAGAGCCAAAATAGAGAAGGCTTTAGGGCAACCAGGTATATCTGAAGAGTTCAAAGCAGAACTTACTAAGAAATTAGAAGACTGTATAAAAGCAGATATAGCAATCAGTGATATGAACATTGTCGAAGTTAAAAAATAAGTAGTCCAACATCATTTTAACCCCACTAAAAAGCCCCGCACACTTTGCGGGGTTTATTATATATAAGGTAAGATGCCTACAACAATTCCAAGGAGTAAGAACAAGTTAATGAATAATCCCATGTTGCTCATTGAGCGTTTAGAAGACTTATTACAATTGGCCAGAGAGGCCGAAACAGGGTTTGAGAAAGCGGCAGTATTTGCAGCGACCAAAGAAATCTACAGAATGTTTGATGAAAGAGCTGATGATTTTGATAGTTATGCGCTGGAAAAGCTGCATGATGTTACCTGGCATATCAATGCCATCATAGGATATGACGTCACAAATAATCACTCTAAAGATCAACATATATCCTGGGCCATCGGTTATCTGAGCACTTTTAAGTCAGTAATCAAAGAAAGATTTGAAGCGTAAAACTAAGTTCAAATTGGATCGGATTTTCGTTTAAATAGTTTTGGCAGGCTGGTAGCCTTGCCTTCTCTATTTAGTAAAGAGGATTAATAGATGAGAAACACAATAATCGCAGCCATAGCCATGACTTTATTAGCTGGATGTAAAAGTATGTACGAAAACGCAACAGAACAGCGAACAGATGGCAAAACTATTCACCCAATAGAACTGCGATTTATAGATAGCCAAAAATTTACAGGTGATAGTATCAGCTTTCGTACTCGTAAAACCTCCAAAGAAGATTTGATATCGCTGATTGTTGACAACCCCCTAAACCATCCAATAACAATTAAGTCTGTTTTGCTTGAAGGCAGCGCAGAACTAAATTGCGTATCAAAAAGTATATCACCCATGATTGTACAGCCACATAGCCGCTCCAGTTTCAGTTTTATGACCATTGAAGAATATGAACGATGTGAATTGGACAAGCAGAGTCAGAATGGCACCCCCATGATTACAGTCAATAATACAGCAGACATTTATGAGTCGTACCGTGATCATGAAACAATCAATAGAGCTACAACCATGCTCATAGAGTATTCAAGCCCCATGGTGAAAGGAATCGAAAATTTACTTGTGTATTTTCACTATAGTAGGCCGTTAGAAAGGGTTCCTTTCAATTTTTAATTACCATTAGTTCACTAAACTAAGTGGTAAATGTGCCAGCTTTCCGCTTTGCCACTTAAACATCCTTTTCAATGTGTTTTAAACCCGTTTTAAATCGCCCTGTATGACGATTTAACACCCACTGAGATACATTGCTTGCACCCCAATAGATTAAAAGGCTTAAAATGGCGATGAGGAAGTTATCCTGAGTATGCGGAAGAATCTTGATAGCACTGTTCAACAAACTTTAAAGTTTCTGCGGCACTAGCAAATAGCGCTTTCATCTTGCTTAGTTCAAGATCATGTTCTAGGGGCTTAGCTGATGCGGATAGAGTTTTTATTCTATACAAGCCAGTATGTTGATCACTTACTTGCAGAATTGGGAGAGTACCAATTGACCGATGAGCAATGCAAAAATTGTTTTGATGCTCAAGAATAATAATATAGTCAGAGTCCTTTAAAGCCTGCTCACACATTTGCTTTATTTTTTCTAGTCCCGTTTGTTCTTGATTCACTTTGTTCCCTTACTGATGAGTTCAACACACCAAGTATACTTCAATCAACTTGTTGGTGGCACACTTTTAAGCCCATTCACCGTCAGCTAAATACTTTGGTGGATATTGTTTACTCCCGCCAACCGTTACTGCAACAGGTGGCTTTTGCTTACTATCACCAATAGCAATGTCCAAGGGAATATTACTCCCCATCATTACCTGGACAGTAAACACTATTGAGATTATCGACATATCTCCCCCAAAAAACTACCAAAAATTATTTTTAACAAATACATAACGTTATATTAAATTTATGGAAAATTCTCCACACCCCACTATTAAACTTGAAAAATCTTATATTTATTTTTGAAAACCCTAAGTGTAATCTAATAGTCTTAGTTAATTTCGTTTTATACATACAGGCAGTATAAAAATGGCAAAGATAAGCGGGAAGCAACTCAAGCGTTTGCGAGTTGAAGCTAACCTCACACAAGAGCAGTTAGGGAAAAAATTAGGCATGAGTCGAGAAACAATAGGAGCCATTGAGACAGATAAAAAAGCGTGTGACGCTCTTCAACTTAAGACACTTAAAATGTGGTTCGACGCGTGCAGAAATAAAGCATCAGCTGACGCCAAAAAGTCGTTCATTGATCACATTAAATCATTCCTCAACTGGTGATTAACTACATCTCATCAAGAGCACTATTAATACTCATCAGAACAATAGTTGCTTCTGCCTTTGTTGCTTTAGGAATATGGACATTTGGCAACGCTCTAATATTTGATCGCGTATTTTATGTGTGCCTTGTTGTATCAGCTTTACTGGCAAGAAAAGAGCCAAATGTACTAGGTATTATAGTTATTTTGTTCATAACCAGGACTATAGATGAGCTATCCTGGGCGTTTCTATTAGATCTACCATGGATAGGTTACAAGGCTTTGATTTATGCAATTCTAGGGGGAGCGTTTTGGCTCTTAAGAGACGATCCTAGAACAAGCTATATTCCAATTATAATTTGGCTTATGTGTATCGCTTCAGAGTGCTACTGGGCTTTTACCGGATACAATGCGCCAGACATTTATTGGTACTTGATTTCAATCTGCATAACATTACTTGCTCGCCATTTAATCTTTCTTAGAGGTGTGCTGTCCACAAAATATTTTGGAGTTGGTGACGTTGATGAAACGCACCTAGACTGGTATATATACCATCATATTTGTCTTTCTTCACTACTGCTTCACGCATGTGTCTTGGTCGAGTTTATTTTCAGGCATGTATTAAAGATTAACTCCTTATTCTTTTATACAATAACCCCTTACTTGTTACATACTCTAGGCTTGTTAACCTTATATATGGTTTTAGAGTCAAGCTATAAACACATGTTGCCCAAACAACTCACCGCATAAAATCTACTCAGATACATAAATTATCACCATAATGGGACGTGGAAATTTTTCCACGTTCAAATAATGGAGATAGTTTTATGAAAAAATCATTTTTAAAAGTAGTTTTATTTTCGGCAGTAGTTGTAACCTCGGCATCTGTCAATGCAACGCCTGCTGGAGGTAAAAATATTCCACCTCAAATACAGTCTTCGCTGCCAACTTGGTATTTATCTGCCCTAAGTGTATTTAGTTAAAACATATAAACTGGGTGATAAATAAATCACCCAGTTATTTTCTCTTAATATTCAACCATTTAAAAAATAGATGAGAAAGTATTTCCATAGTGAAAAATATTCCACACAACTTGCTGTATAGTCATTTTTGTACGAAGGTAATGTGCAACAGGAAATGGAAAATGAACACACTAAAACATCCTAACTATAATAATTTAGCGTTGATTGAGCACAACAGGGTATGGCAACAAGGCCAGCAAGCACTGTCCCTATGGCAACAGTTTTTTCGGGTGCAATCGTTACCCAATAACAAAAACAAACTGCAACAATTACAGACTATTCGCCAACAGGCACAGCAACTGGTTAGCTAGCCTGTTTCACTACTTTCACTAGGTTCATCGGCTTCATCACTGGGCCTGGGGTGTGTTAGCCGATAGCTGTTTTTAGGATCAATAGCAGCTTCACGATAGATATTCACCAACCCTATATCAATAGTATGGCTGTAGTCTGCGCTCTCGGGCATCACCAGGTTGCCATAGATCACGGCCTCGTTTAAAAACGACTTAAGGCCATCAACCAGGTGCTGCTCCGTTATACCCTTCTGGGTTATTGAATAACCCGATTTTTTTTCTGCAACAACATTATTCTTTGATCGCGTTCCTGAAATTACATAGTGAGTGTCAACACCATTTTCTTCCAAAACCGCCAAGTGGTTTGCGTTAGGAAATGTCGCTCCTCCCTCCCAGCTTGCAAGAGTTCTCTTCTTAGTCATCGCAAGCTCTGCAAAGGCGTCTTGAGTCATTCCTAATCGATTTCTTTCTTCTTGTAAACGTGCACCAATCATGCAATTCCCAGCATTAAAAGTGAAATAAATGGCATCAACAGGTTGCATGATGCAATTTATTGCATTATCTTTATATCAACTTAACAAAACAAACCCTACTTAGGGTCACTCGAAACTTAACTTAACGGAGCTAACTATATGCTTACTGGTCAACAAATCAAGCAAGAGTTAAATGCCAGGGGCTTTAACTACGTCATGATTGCCGAAGTCCTTAAGGTAGATCCCACGCTTGTTTCATCCACTGCAAACCGAGTCGCTACATCTGCACCTGCGGCCCACGCCATTTGCAAGGCACTGGGCAAACCTATCAGCAAAGTCTTTTCCGATAAGCCTGAGTACGCCAAGCGCTCCCCCAGGTTGACTGGCAAAGAAAGAGAGCAGAAAAAAACTGAACTCGCAAAATTACTGCAAGCATAGGCAACCATTATGAATAGCTCTTACATAATGCTGCGCCCTGTTTCGGACTGGCAGTGGCAATTAATGCGTCAAGTGATTGATTCGCCAGCGTGTGAATATCTGCCACAACATCAGATTGTCCTGTTGCTTGTAGAGCATGCCATTGCTGCATTAGCCCGATTAGGAACAACAGACTGCCTGCATTTGGCAGCCGCAATACTGCGTGAGGGTGACCAGTTTGTATATATGGCCACCAATACATTGCACTGCGAAGCGGTGGTAATACGTGCAGAAAGTGCGGCCCGTGTTGCTGACGTATCTGCTGTAACTGTTGCACATGCGCCGCGTTTAAGTAGGTACTGGCAGTCGCTGTTGTCATGGTGTCAATCTCGTGTCGATGTCGTGTTATTCAGCCTACGTCAGCTCCACCATCCCGTCACTGGTAAAAGCACCACAAATTTTTACCAGTACTCCCAATCACAGAAAAAACAGAGGAGACCCTTATGAAACGCTCAGTGATTGAAGTGAAATTTCAGGATCAGGGACAAGACTTTCTTACTTGGACACTCAAGCCCATTAAACATGGTTATGAAGTGGTGGACTGTAAACCGTTCCAACGTGGAATTTGGGTAGGTTGCATTGTGTTTGGCCCAGCCCGTATCAAGCCAGGTTGTCAGTTGCAGTATTTCAAACCTGAAAGTGGCACGCCATACAGCATCCGTTACCCGGTTATCGCTATTCGCGAGTTAGATGGACAGGAGCTTGACCATGTTACAGCCTGACCTGTTTGACTTGCTCAGTCATAACCCACTAGAGCAAGAGAATGCGCCGGATTTAGATTTGAGTCTCGATATGATTCAAATTTTAAAGCAACTGGAGCGGGATAGCCCTTACAACCGCGACCGTATTGTTGACCGCATGAACCTTTGCCTTATCAACAGTGATGTAAAAATAAGTGTCGCTCAAATGAACAAGTGGTTAGCGCCAAGTCAGCCTCATGAGTTCCCAGGGTGGATGTATCCCGCATTTTGTTGGGCCGTGCAAAGCATGGCACCGTTTAATGTATTGATGCGTCCCCTGCATCATAAAGCGGCTGATGCCCGTGACAGCATGATAAGCCAGGCCACCACACAAAAAATATTGGCAGCACAACAGAAACGTGACGCTGAGAAAATGGAAAAAGCCGCAACCCAATTTATCTTGGGGAAATTTAAATGAGTACTGCGCACCCCATAACCGGCCAGATATTAGCCCGTACCCAGCAGCTGCATATAGAAGTACAGCTGCCGGACTCTGTCGAAGACAAGTGGCAAGCCATTGAAGACGATGAAGTCACCCTAGCTATCCATACTGCTCGTTTAGGCTATCGCTATATGGATCTAAAAGAAACGCTAGGTCATGGAGAGTTTTTGGCTGAATTAAAAGGCCGTGGTATCTGCGAAAGGAAGGTACAGCGCTTCGTCAGTATAGCTAAGTTATTCATAGACTCTGACAAAGCAAATACGACTACGTTGTCGCATTTAAAACCTACTCAAGTTTTAGAACTCACCAAACTGCCTGATGAAAAAAAGCAACAGTTAACGCCTGAGACCATAGAAGAATATGGCCATTTATCGGTGCGTAACCTGCGGGCCGTGGTCAAACAAGAGATTGAACAATTCCAACTTGAGCAACAGAGCCATGACGAACTGGCCCAGCTAAAAGCGGAACACCAGACATTGAATAGCAAATACGCCGATATGGTAAACAGCTACAACCAGGAGCTGATGAAAAAAGACCCTGGCCACAAACACGATATTCCGCCCTTTGTGCAACAACTAAAAATGCTGATGCCTGAAATTAGCCAGCATTTGCATGAGAACACCACCAAATTCACCAACCAATTTGAACAGCTCACCAACAGTATTTTAGATCAGGAGCATATCAGCATTGCAGCACAGGCCATGTATGCCTGGATGCTTGGCCCTTATCAGCAAATGGGCCTGGCCATGCATCGTTTAGCTCAGCTATGTGAGCAACAAGGTGTGGAGCTGGAGGGTTTACCCCCTGTGTATACCGAACAGCAGTGGCTGGCTGCAGAATCTAAGCGTCAAACCATTATCGACTTACACAACGACAAATACATGAAACGGGGTAAAGCATGAGACACCCCGCTATTTTGAAATACCACGCCCTGGTAGATGGTGGCCAGCTGGAACAATCCCCCTGGTTGCAAGCTGATGAAAAAAGCAAAGCCATTGCCAGTGCTCGTACCGAGATTGTGCAGCAGGTGGCCAAGCTGGAAACCCAGCAAAGCTTAAACACAGCATTACGCATGATGCTGGAACACATCAACACCGAGCAGCCCCCGCTTAGCATTAGCCAGGCGCTCAGCGTCTTACCTAAAAAGCCGGGTAAAAGTACATTACGTAACTGGGTGAAGGCGTATGAAGCTGAGGGCCGTGACGGACTGCTACCGAGCTACAAAGGCAAAAACCGCAAAGAGTATGGCTGGGAAGCCAAAGCCCTGGAGCTTTACCATAAGTCGTCGAAGCCTTCTCTTGCCAAGGTTGCCCGTGATTTAACAGACGACCACGGCTACACCAATGCTGATGAACACAATGTGCGCTACTTCTTTAAATCGTTACCTGCCGAGCTACAAGATAAATCCCCCTGGCGCATGGGCCAGAAGCTATATAGAGATGGGATGCGTGAACATGTGATGCGCACCACAGAAAATCTGCCCGTGGGATTCTTATTCCAGGGCGATGGCCATTGCATTGATGTGTACCTCAAACACCCCCGCACAGGCAAAATCTGGCGGGCCGAGTTGGTGGTATGGATGGACGTTAAAAGCCGCTATATCGTCGGCTGGTACTTGTGCGTAGCAGAAAGCAGCATCAACACCATGGCGGCCTTAAGCCATGCTATTGGCAGCTTTGACCATGTACCCGCCATGGTACATGTTGACCACGGCAGCGGCTTCAAATCTAAGATGATGAACGATGAAACCGCCGGGTTTTATGCCAGCTTTGGGATTGAGCCATTAATGGCACTGCCAGGTAATGCAAAGTCTAAAAATGTAGAACGCTGGTTCCGCACCCTGGAGGATGATTTTGGCAAAGACTTTGATACCTACTGTGGCTACGACCAGAGCGGTGATACCAGCAAGAACTTTTCCTCAGCCAAGCTGGCAAAACTGGAAGCCGAAGGCAAAGTACATGTCCCCACAGTCGACGAGTGGAAAGCGGAATTTGAACGCTGGTTAGAAAAGTACCACCACAGGCCACACCCTGAGTTCAAAGACGAAACCCCAGCAAGCATGTGGGCCACCCTTGAGCCTGTCAAAGTGCATGACCAAAACTTACTGGTAAAACCGCGCCAGCGCGTAAAAGTGCATCGTAGTCTGGTGACTTTACATGGCCGTAAATACCGCGCCGAATTCCTGTATCAATTTAACGACAAAGAGCTAATTGCAGAGTATGACTTGCATGACGATTCTGCCATTCGTTTATTTGATGAAAATGGCGTATGGCTGACCACGGCTTACCTGAAATCCAAAGCGGATTACATCCCCACAAGCCGGATTGAAGAAGCCGAACAAAAACGCCTTAAAGCGCAAATTAAACGCCTGGATAACCATGCGAATGAGAAACGCGCACAGGCAGACAGGCATATTGATGTGGTGGGCAATACGAACCACATGCTGGACAACCTCAGTCAGTCAATCAACCAGTTCGACCAGGAGCAAGCCCCAGCTAATGACGAGGACAAGCTGCTCACCGATTTAACTCAAGATCTGATGCAACAACCGGCAACAGAAAAAACATCCTCACAGAATGACACTCTCGACCTTTTAGATTTGTTGGATAACGCCCAATAGGAGACCCCCATGGCTATAAAAGAAATAGAAAATCCACAGAAATTTAACGATAACTATACGGATCAAGACAGGCAGGATGTACTAAATATCATTGCCTGGGTGAACAGTGCAAAAAGCCGTAACCAAAGATGGTTAAGCCGTTGTGTTGGTGTGAGTGATGCTTATATCAGCACACTGCTGACAGGCAAACATGCCATTGCTGCAGATGATCTCATAAGCAAAATAAAGGCAGTGATGGAGGATAACCAACTGGAAAAGCTCCAGGGCGAGTTTATCGAAACCAGCGTAGCCCGTATTGTGTTTCACGCCTGCACCATGGCAAAAGAAGCGGAGGACGGCGGCTTTGTTGTGATAGCCGGTTCCCCTGGGGTAGGTAAAAGCACTGGCCTGGGCGAGTATCAGAAGAAGCACCCGAACACCATTTATATAGTGGGCAGTGAAAGCACTAATGGCTCCGCTGTACTCGATATGATTTTACAGCAGTTAAACATCAAATTTAGCTCTGGTACCAAGAAAAAAGCAAAAGAAGACATGATCATCGATGCTTTAAAAGGTACCAACCGTTTAATCATTCTGGATGAAACCGACAAGTGCCATATTGATACGCCAGACCCACTGCGCACCATTTCCGACAAAGCAAAAATTGGTGTAGTACTGGCAGGCAATGTGCAGCTGCGTGATGCGGTATATACCGGAGAAGGCCGCTATGACCTGATACAAGACCGCGTTGTGTTCTGGCCACCATTGATTAACCAGGTACAAACCCAGGATGTGGCACTACTTTTGGCTCCCTGGTTTACCAAAGACTTACTTGACCCCAGCGAAACCTTTGAGGAAGTGGCCGATTATGCCGGAAAGCTGGTGAGTGGTAGCGCCAGGAAGTTGATCAAGGGCCTGGTCAAAAACACCTTGAAGCTAGATAAACTCTCGCGAGAAAGGGAAACCAACCCTAAGTACAAAGGTATTACGCGCGACATGTTGTCGAAGGTCGCACAAAACTTCCTGGGAATTCGACATCCCGAGCCTGTACCCCGCAAACCCACTGCAGTGAACGTTTAACCTTTTTGGAGACACCCCATGGCACTGGCATGTATTGAAAACAAGCAAGAGATAGAACTGTTTGACGAGGATAACGGCTGTATCTGGCAGTTTTTATTGAACTGGCACCGGCGATCAATCCGATTAAGCAGGAATGAGCAGTTTTGTACTGAGTTTCACAATGCAGCGTTTCCACCAACCCAGAAATACCTTGAACAATTAACTGAAAGTTTTAAGTGAGAACAATATGACGAATAAAACCGAATTTATGATCCCGCCTGGCTACATTCAACATGCCAATGGCGATCTTATTTGTATCGACAACCTGTCTGCTGACAAAAAAGCAGAACATAAAATGGTTGAAATGTTGTTAGGTGAAGTAAAAAACGCAAGAAAGGTGATGCAAGAATTGAAGTTTAAAACCTTTGATACCACCGAATTTCATATGAAAGACATGTTGGAAAATCACAACATCGCTAAGTATGGAAAGGTGAAAGGCAATGTGGAGTTTTTCAGTGCCGATGGTAAATACAAGGTCATGCGTTCGATCGCTGACAAAGTTGAACAAAGCTGTGAAATTGAAGTGGCCATACAGTCTATTGCGCTGTATGCCTCAGCCCTCAAAGAACAAGCTGGCCCGGATGCGTCCACGTTCATTGATATTGCCCTGAAAAAGAAAAACGGTAGCTATAACACTCAGCGCCTGATGGAAATGATGGCCCAGGGTAAAGACATTAAACACCCCTTGTGGATCAAAGCGATGGCAGCCCTGCGTGAATCGTTGTTTATCAGCGGCAGCAAAGTGTATTTCAACTTTTACCAATTAAATGATGAAGGTGAATGGATACCACTTACCCTGCAATTTTCAAGACTACCATCAATGCCCCCGGAGATTGACAGTGAAGAAGTCACAGAAGCTGAGACAGCGGCGTAACCAGTGGCGGTTTTACCGCCCTTTAAACCCTAATTAAAACCACGTTTAACCCAAAAGGACATTCCCATGAGCGAACAACAAGGCTGCGGCTGTTTCGAAAGAACCCTGCTAAAGATGCAGCAACATATTCAACAACAACTCAATCAGCAAGGTGTGAAATATGAAGACCTGGAACTGAATTGGCAAGGCCGCGCATACATTTTAAGTGGTGATGAACACAGTCCGGTTAACCCCAAAATTGAGGTGAGCTACCAGACATTTAAGAAAAACGGAGAGCCAACCCGAAACCGTAAAAAAGACAGCATTTCTATTATGGCCAGCCACTGTGCATTTTGTGGTCGCGAATATCAAAAAGAAACGAAGGAGCAAACCCATGACTGAACAAAACAAAAAGCCATTTTGCCCACTGATTGCAGTGGTTGATTTAGAGTCGCTGGACACTGTAGTTAGTGCTGTCATTGCCAGTGTGGGCTGTGTGGTGATTGACGTACTTACTGGTGAGGAAAAAGGCAGCTTTTATCATCAGCTGGATGTTACCGAGCAGGAAGGCATAAGAAGTCATAGCCAGGACACATTGGACTGGTGGCAAAAAATAAGAGAGCAAAACCCAGAGGCATATTTGGCAACCTTTCCCGACAAGACAGTCTTTAGCCAGGGCAATGATTACGGCTTATTACCATACACATTAAACGCTTTTAATGAATTCTTAAGAGCGCAGTTTGGCGATGAGCGCATCCAGATAATGGGTAATGGCTCTGAGTTTGATAATGCCATTCTTATGCACGCTATGCATCAGTTTGGTATCGAGCCAGCTTGGGATCATGGGGGAAACCAAAGCTTACGGACGCCCGTATGGATGGGGCGTTTGCTACTCGATTACGACCCTAAGTACGAGTTGGAGTTTGAAGGCATCAAACACCATGCTCTGCATGATGCAAGGCACGAAGCCAAATACCTGCACCTGATAGTTAAAATGTTCCAGGAGAAACTAGGGTTAACAGAGGAAAAGTTACGCCATGCCTTCACTCAGGGCTTTGACTCTGGCTATAACCAGGAAGAGTGCTTGATACACCCTGAGCAAGAAGCACTGGAACTGGCTAACTCTTTTTTAACCACAAATGCATAACTGGAGACGTACCATGCAAGAGTTTAGACATCCCAAAACTTGGGACAAAGAAATGCTTTTCAGTGCGGCAGAGACTGAAATGGAGCTGAGGAATAAAATGGACAATTTAGCGTCTAACATGGAAGAAAAAGGCTATGTGGAAACCAAGAGGAAGAAACTTGGCCGCAATGACCTTTGCCCCTGTGGCAGTGGTAATAAGTTCAAAAAATGCTGCCTTAGCTCTGCAAGGTAATCGCAGTATGAAAGCATTACTAAACCTCCGCCGTACCATCAAAATAGCCCAGCGTCAGCTGGGTTGGGATGACGAACTTTACCAGCAAATTTTGCGAGATTTAACTGGTAAAAACAGCAGCACAAAACTGACCTTTGCCGAGTGCAATCAGGTACTGGATTACTGCAAACAGCAAGGCTGGAACCCTAACCCCAACGAGGGCCGCATTAAGAAGGTGCAATACCTTTGGCTTTGTTTGCGGGATGCAAAAAAGCTGACTAACCCCAGCTACCCGGCCATGGAAGCGTATTGCCGCAAATTTACCCGTAAGAAGAATTGGAAAAGCGCCAGCCAGGAAGAATTTAGCAACATGATCGAATCGCTAAAGTCCTGGTGCCGCCGGGAAAACGTTGCGTTTAAGGATAAGCCCTAATGGACATAGATTTACGTGCCTTGCCTTACCGTGTGCGGTTGATTGCTGAATTAGCCGGTATCGAAAATACGTACCGCTTTTTGAGTGAGCATGGCGCGAAATCTATCCGCATCAAAAAAGCCTATACACCGGGTTGCACCTTAGAGAAACGCTTTGGTGTAGAGGTAGCCAAAGCCTTGTTTGAGCTGTGGCCCAACCAATGTATCGACATTCCCAAGGTCGATAAAATGACATTACAGATACGCGACATCAAGATAATGCAGGAACTCAAAGAAGGTGTAGGCGTTGCTGAGGTCAGAGCGCGCTATAACTTAACCCGACAACGTATCTATCAGCTCAAGAATGAAGCCGAGCAGCCAGACATGAATATGGGGTTTGATTTTTAACCTGATTTCGTGCGATGGTAAATAAGCATCGGGCCTAAATCCCTGTCGTTGTAAAACGTTTTACAATCTTTTTCCCCCTGAAATATCGCCACACTGGCGATATGAAAGCTATCCAACTTATCACATTAGCTAAAGAGATTATCGCAGCAGATAGCGAGGAACGCGTGTGCCGTTTAATGGCCCGTTGCCCTGATGAACTGCAAGGATTACTGGCAAGTAACATCCAACAAATTCGGCTTTCACCTGTGTTTACCCAGGCTGCCAAGGTAGCAAAAAGCTCCCCCAGCATGAAACACGCCCCTAATCGCCGCAGGGCCAAACCTTGCCCTGTAAAACCTCAAAGACCGCCCGTAAGCCAGGAAAGGGCGTTCGCCCAATGTGCTCGGCTACGGGAAACCATTTTAGGCCAAGCCCATGCATAACATTAAATACCTGGCTGTACATTGCTCTGACACCCCTGATTGCCGTAACCATGATGCAGAAGACATTCACCGTTGGCACCTTGAAAGAGGGTTTGATGGCATTGGCTATAACGCCGTAATAGACAGATACGGCAGACTGGAAATGGGCCGCCCCGCATATTGGCCAGGTGCACATGTTCTAGGCCATAACCATGACAGTCTGGGCGTATGCCTCATTGGTCGAGAGTTTTATACCGATGCCCAATACCAAACCTTAATTCAACTACTTTCACGCTGGCAGAGCGAGCACGAAAACGCCCGCATTGTCGGCCATAGAGATTTGGACAGTAACAAAACTTGCCCAAATTTCGACGTTCAACAATGGGCCGCTGATAACGGCCTACAACCCCTGGAGATTGAAACTGATGAAAACTAAATACACCTTGTTTGTAGCTATATGGGCTGCTTGTTGTATGACCCTGGGTTTAACCGCCTGCAATAGTAGTGCATACAAGACAACAGTAAAAACAGCCGTATTAAGTGCCGCTGTCGTGGACTTTGAAGCATCCCTAAATTCAACCGATGCCACCATTGACCAATATAAAGATCACTTCACCGACTCACAGTGGCTCGCGGTGGAAAGTGTACGTGTGAGCACGAAACGGATTCATGCGGCGTTAAACGCTATTTTAACGGCTGATGATGCCAAACAGGCTACTGTAGATATTGGTGAACTGATCACCGTCACCCGAGAGTTACGGCATAACTATAAACGGGCCTATACCGAAATCAGGCCCGCCTTATTTTCATATCCGCCCAGTCTGCGAAGTGAAATTATGGCGTTTCATCAGTCCATAAAAAAACTGGATGCCGCATATAACAGCCTAGTTAACCGCGACGCTGACAATACCCAACTCATTATTGAAACCCTGCGTATTGTCGGCGCGGGTGTGAAACTATTCGGGGCGTAATATGCGACTGGTAGCAGTACATGGCATAAACACCAATGGCCAGGGCAATGTGGATACCCTCTGCAATGCCGTGGCCAAAGATACAGGTGTGAAGGTGGTCAATTTCGATTACCCAAAGATCAGCCTGTTAAGGGCTAACTGGGCGCTGTCTTATAAATACACACACAGAACACAGATAAAGCATGCCCGAGAGTTAATGGAGCACACCCAGGATGGTGATCACGTGGTAGCCCACAGCTTTGGTTCTGCGGTGGTATATGCTTGTATGCATTTGTTTGGTAGGACGTTTGGCCATGTCTGGATGATCGCCCCGGCACTGGATCATGCACAGGCAAGCTTAGGCTTTGAAAACAAGTATTTTGAAAGCTTGACCATAGTGAATAACCCATATGACAGGGCGTTAAAGTTTGGCCGTGAACTTCCCTGGGTGGACTTATCAAGTATTGGTCTGGAAGGTTACAACCCAATAGTTGAGCCGAACGTGGCAAATCTGCCTATGCCAGAGCGTTTTCTACTAGGTGATGATAGCGACTGGCTAAACCATAGCTATGCATTCAAAGGCCAAAACCTCAAAACCCTCACTCATATTATTGCCGACCAGGTAAGGAGCTGATTATGGATGAACAGACTAAAAAAGACCTGTTTGAAGACCTGGGGGCTATTAAAGCCCAACTGGCCTCGATTCAAAAAGAAAGCCAGGGGCAGACTAAGCGCATTGACAAAATAGATGACCGTCTGAGAAAGCAGGAAATGAAAACCTATGGGATCCCGGCAGGTATTGCTCTGATTGTATCAACAAGCATTGATGCGATTAAAAAAGGGATAGCCGGTTGATATGGCCCATAATGATGATACCCGCAATGCAGTCAGGGCTAGCTATGTTCTTGAGCGCTTGGATCTAAAGTCAGCAGCTAAAAAGCATGGTGTAAGTTATCCCACAGTGAACCGCTGGAAAGTTAAAGCGCTGGAGCAAGGCGATAACTGGGATTTGGCTAGAAATGCGGCTAGGCAAACAGCGGGGGTTGCTGGTGATTTAACGCTGCAAATGTTAGAAGACTTCGCCATACAGTATCAGAGCGTAATGACAGAGGTACGAGAAGACAAAAAGATGACGGCCCTGGTTAAGGTTGAGATCTTAACCAAACTTGGTGACAGCTATAGCAAGGTGATGTCAAAAGCTGCTGGGAACGATAACAAGATAGGTAAGTTGGCGGTTTCAATAGACACATTAAAACTGCTGTCGACCTTTGTTCAAAAGGAAGCTCCGGAGTTACTAGAGCCATTCATGCTGTTACTTGACAGGTTTTCACCGGAGTTAACCAAGCATTATGGGTGATATCACTGAAAAAGAATTCCTCAAAGAAATGGCCGAACTGACAACTAAGCTCAGGAAAGTCATTGAGGCTAAAAAGAAGAATTTAGATCCCAGCCCAGAGGCCAGAAAAGCCAGGCGCAAACGTGTACTGGTTGACATGGATTACCAGTTTTTTGTGTATACCTATTTTCCGCACCATATGTGGCTGGATGAAGGCTGTGAGCCATCAGAATTTCAACAGTATTTTTTTAAGCGGTTTCCTCAGTTCGTGAATTCCCCTCATGGAGTGCGGGACTGGTTTGTGGCCCCCCGTGGCGAAGGTAAATCAACACTATTAACTAAAATCGGCCCAGTGTTTGTGGTGGCTCTGGGTTTACTGCAAGAACCAGAAGTCAGGTTAGAGCTTGGCATTGATAAAGCGCCTGATGTGTTTAACGACTTCATGATCACGTTTGGTGCTGAGGCGAAAATGCCAGCCAAACTACTGGAAGTGGTAAAGACAGAATTGACATCCAATGCAGCCCTCGAAATGGATTTCCCAGAAATCTGCGGGGCAGGCTCTCCTTGGAAGATTGGCGAATGTGTTACTGCTAATGGTATTCGCCTGGAAAGCAAAGGCGCTGACCAGGCAGTACGTGGCACCTTCCATGGTGCAAGTAGGCCAAAAATATTATTCAGTGATGACATCATCACGGATAAGGAAGCCAAAAGCCCGACTGAGCGAGAGAACCGCTGGAACTGGATTGAGTCTGCCATTGATTACCTGGGGCCGCCTGATGGTACCGTAAAATTTGCCAGCGTAAATACAGTACTACACAACGATGATCCGATATCTCGCGCCAAGAACACCCCTGGCCATCAGGTGCACCACTTTAAAGCCATTATCAACATGCCGGAAGAAATGGGCCTGTGGGATGAATGCGAAGCACTGATGCGCAATACTGACAAGGTGGTAGAAAAGGACATTTCAGACCGTGGCGGCTTCCCAACCCGAGAAGATATGCCCAGCTATCAATTCTGGATTGAGAATAAAGCGGCCATGTCCAAGGGGTTTAAAATCAGCTGGCCGTCTGTACGCTGCCTTTACACGTTGATGAGTGCCAGGATCAAAAACTTGCGAGCCTTTAACAAGGAAATGCAAGGCATTGCCCGTACGGATGAAGACTTGACGTTCTATCGTTTCCAGTTCTGGGTGAACAAGCTAAACACCTGGTCGCCATATGGCGGTTGTGACCCGTCTATGGGCAAAAATGAGTCGGCGGATCCGTCAGCGTTGACGGTTGGTTATTGGTGCCGGGATTTGAAAAAATTCCATGTGGAGTACTGCGAAAGAAAACGCCGGGTGCCGTCTAAACTCATTGCCGATTTAATCCGCCTGCAGAAGGAATATCACTGCGTTACCTGGGGCTTTGAGAACAACAACGCTTATGAGTTTATGCGCACCAAGTTTATGGATGAGGCGCTTTCCCAGCAGGTGACATTGCCCCTTAGTGCCTTCACCGCAGTACTGTCTCAATTTGAATATATCGAGTCCCTGGAGCCATTTGTCACTGATGTGGATCCCAAACTGTTATTTCACAGTAAAGCCCGCCACGTCATAGAAGAGTTAGAAACCTTTCCTGATAAAGAAAACCATCACCACTATGACGGCCTGGTCTCCACACATTTGGCCTGGGTCGCGGCATCAACAGGTGCTGGCGGTATTCCAATTATTCGCTCAGGCGCTGCCCGCGAGTCAATCAATATAAGGGGGTTTGGTCACCATGGATAAAGCCATTGATAAAAAAGCATTACTGGATAACAAGCTGCTGGAAAACCTATCCGACAGACAGTGGATGAGCGTTCTGCAAGAGCTGCCTGACCCGGATCCTATTTTACGAAAAGCTAACCTGGACCAAGCCATTTACCAGGAAATTTTAGGCGACCCTCATGTGCTGGGCGAAGTCAGAAAAATATACGCGGCTTTAATCGGGTTTAAATATGAGATTAAAGCAGGTGACGAAAGCCAATCAGCACAAAAATCCAAGGAATTGTGCGAAGGCTTATTTAAAAAGGCTCCACACAAAACCATGCGCTGGCCTGACTTATTCTGGAGTATGGGCCGTGCACCATTAACTGGTCGTCGGGTACATCATGTTACCTGGCAAAAAGAAGGTAGTTACCTGATACCGGATCAGATATTCAACATTTCGGGATCAGGCTATGGGTTCAGCCAGGATGGCGACCTGCTCATACATACCATTGATAACCCCCAAGGTGAACTTGCAGAGGACTATCGCTGGCTGACAACCAGGCATATGCCTGATGCTGAAAACCCCTATGGTGTTGCAATCTTATCAGCCTGTTTTTGGCCGTGGATGTTCAAAAATGGCGGTATAAAGTTCTTTGCAAAATTCTGTGAGAAATTCGGTATTCCGTGGCCAGTAACCAAATACCCTAAAGGCAGTACAGAGACAGATATTGATGAGCTGGTAAAAAGAATGCAGGCAATGCTGGAGGATGCTGTGGCTGCAATACCAGATGATGCAACTTTAGAGCTAGTGCAAGCTAATGCCAGTGGCACCATGCCACAAGGATCACTCATCAATCTGATGAACAGGGAGATGAGCAAAGCGCTGACAAGCCAAAGCCTTGCCACTGAAATTGTGGACGGTGGTAGCCGTGCTGCAGCGGAGACAGGTGATAAACGAACAGAGGAAAACAATAAGGCTGACAGAGCACTCATTGCTGACACGATGAAGCAGCTGTTTGAGTGGATCACGCTAGTTAATTTTGGCCCAAATATTCCACCGCCTCAGTTTAATTATGTAGATAAGAAACTGCTCAATAAAGATGATGTTGATTGGCTAGCTGCTGCAACCGAGTTAGTACCTGTTGCCACAAAAGATATTTATAAACGCCTGGATCTATCTGAACCCAAAGACGGTGATGAGGTGGTATTCAAAGGGAGTGAAGAACAAGAAGCGGTTCCCCAGGATGCTGAGTTTTCAGCGCATTTTTCAAGTGAAGAATCATGGCAACAAGAAGACCAAGTTATTGCAGGTTGGATAGACCAAATTAAACAGGCCATTGATCAAGGTGACACATTGGAAGAAGCCCTGCAATCAATCGTTAACCTGGTACCAGATCTCGATATAGAAATGCTGGCTCAGATCACACGCCCGCAGCTCGAACTGGAATATGGCAAGGGGATGTTAGATGCCTGAGTCCATGAAACAGAATGATTTTAAGAGATGGCAAAGAGAGATGATTGCAGAGCAAGCTGCATGGGATGAGCTTCGGATCCCATCAGTAAAGTGTAACTGCAGACAGCTTTTGCCTTTAGATAAGACATTTAAATGCCTGTATTGCGGTATTTGGTTTTGCAAGGAATGTGCAGAAGTACATTTTGGCAAAACGGTTGAGCAATACAGTAAAGAGAACCCCACAACTAAAACTGATGAGAGTAAAAGCAATGCATGATCACTGGGAAAAATTTAAAGGTAAAACAATACAGTCAATTCAGCATCACGAAGTTATTGGCTGTTTTGAAATTCATTTCACCGATGGCTGTAGCATTCAGGTATTTGCCCAGGAGAAAGCAAGCCAACGGGTTACAACTTTCACGCCGAAGATAACTAAGGGTTAAGAATAATGTTGAACAGTGTATTAGAAGCGTTTTCACATATTCAGCGCGAATCTGGTTGCGAGACAATCGGTGCAGTGCTGGATGATAACAAAGACCTACTTGTAGTTTTAGAAAGTGATGTAGTAAAGGGGCAAACCTACGAACTACAGCAAACCTACAGTAAGGAACTAATGAAAGATGCTGCTAATAAAGAAGCTGTAACTGATGCACTCATCAATGACTTTAAACAAGGGTATAAAGATGCGTTGAAAGTAATTATGGCGGCCGAAAATGAATGAACTCAATATGTACCATGTCACCTGGCATGACCACACACATGAGAATAGATCCTGGTTTGTTGCAAGAAGCAAAATCGAAGCATCAAAGATGGTCACTGACGGCACTGTCATGCATGTAAGTGAGCCAGAGCCAATACGAGTTGGGGCTAGCTTCGGTGGTAGTGGTTGGTCTTTTAGCTTTAGCAAACCCACCTATGAAGAACCTTCACAGGAATGGGTAGACTACCTTAAGTTTATTCACACCAATCAGGGATTTGAAGACTAGTAATGGCGGATGTCAATGTAGGCTCATTACCTCACCACGAGGCTATTAAGTATTTCCAGCAAAAGCTCCTTATTCCGTCACGCCAATGGAATGATCTGCTAGGCCCAATACATGCCAAGGCATTTACCATAGCTGGTGTGACACAATTATCATTGCTGCAAGACTTCTTCGGAGCTATTCATAACTCTATTTTAGATGGCACCACCATCACTGATTTCAGAAAGGATTTCGATAATTTCGTAGCCCGCCATGGGTGGAGTTATAAAGGAAAGAGGGGCTGGCGAACAGACACCATGTTCTTTACCAACAAGCGTTCTGCATTAATGGCTGGAAAATGGGCCCAAATGTGGCGCATGAAAGATCGCCGCCCTTATTTAATGTATCTGACAGTTGATGACTCCAGGGTGAGACCTGAACACAAAAAGTGGCACCGCTTAATACTCCATATTGATGATCCTGCCTGGAAGCAGATATACCCACCTAATGGTTTCAGATGCAGGTGCATTGTCAGATCACTATCTAAAGCAGATTTAGAAGCTATGGGCGTGACACCTGACAAGATTGGCAAAATAGAAACAGTGGATTGGGAGGATCCGGTAACAGGAGAGATCATCAAGCGCACACCTGGTATTGATATCGGCTGGGATTATAACGTGGGTCAGTCCTGGTTAGCACCGGAAGTACTCCTCGGCCAGCAACTTATGGAAATACCTGCAGATCTGCGAAAACTGGCTCTGGAATGGTTCAATAATGATATTTATGACAAGCCATTTAGTAAGCTAGTTAATAAAGTAGCCTATCAGCTGGCAACCAGTCGCAACATAAGCGCGGGCCATGCACTACCGATTGGCTATCTATCTGACCAGGTGATAAAACACCTGGCAAGTAATGATTCATATCCTATAGGTGCAACATTGATAGCCAGGGATTCAGACATAGCCCACTGGCTCAGAGATACCAAAGCAGCCAAAGGCAAAACAGTACCGCTTAACCTGGCTGCAGATTTACCCAAATTAATCAGAGAGCCTGACGCTATTTTATGGGACAGTCTGAACCCTTCACTTATATATGCAAAGAAACTGGATGATGGCAGATACGCCAAGTTTGTTGTTAAGGTAAATATGAAGGGCAAACTGCAACATAATAAAAGCCGTTTTAACGAGTTTTTAAACACAGTTAAATCAGCAGGCATTGTAAAAGGCGACAACTTAAAAGAAGGAAGGTACCAACTAATAGAAGGGAAAATTGAGTGAGGACTAACGGGACGCCTAAACCCGTATCAATGCATCAAATGAAGCACCCCTGACGGCGCGATGGAGAAACCACTTTTTCCAGGCTCAGCCCTCACTAAACAAAGTATAGCTATTTAAAATGAGAATTTCGATATCAAACACTGGTAAAAACCAATCAGAAAATTACCAAAAAACACTCATTTCTTACTGGTAAAAACTCAGATTGTCTCAAAAAGTTTCAAAATCTATTATCAGATGGATTTATACCAAATTATGGTCAAACACTAGTAAATATAAGGGCTAGATAAGAATTAGATAGGTAGTAAGTGTTTTCAAGAATGATTACCACCCTACATATCGCGTAGTAGTGATAGCGTTTTATCAGATTACAGATACAAAAAAGGGCTACCCAATGGGT